TGGCTTGGAATACTTTATCAGCTCTATATCAGGAGCGTGTGGAGGCCGGCCTCGACATGCCTTCTGATAGCTTTAGTCTTTGGATTAAAGATAAAACTAAAATAAGCCGGAAATAACTAATGGAGAATGTGTAATGAGTAATGAAGTAATGAAAAAAGACACCGGATCAGTAGCCTTATTTGGTGATGATCTGCAAAAAGGTTTTGAAAATATGACGCAAGAAGATATGGCGTTACCTTTTGTCAGAATCTTAGGACAACTATCACCGCAGGTAACTGAAGGTGATGCGAAGTATATAGAAGGTGCTAAACCAGGCATGATCTATAATACTGTTACCAGCGAATGTTTCGATGGTAAGAAAGGTATCAAGGTTATTCCTTGTTACTACAAAAAGGATTATCCAGAATGGTCTGACAGAGGTGATGGTCCAGGTGCTCCTGTAGGAGTTCACCTACCACACAGTCCAGTAATCCAAACAGGTAAGAGAGATGGATCTAAAATTAGATTACCAAATGGTAACTATTTAGAAGAGACAGCTTCTTATTATGTACTGGTTGAAACAAAAGCAGGTGGGATGACACCAGCGTTGATTACTATGAAATCAACACAACTTAACGTCAGTAAAAAATGGAATTCTATGATGAAAACCATACAAATATCTGATGGAAAAGGTGGCATGGCTATCCCTCCAATGCATGGGGTTGTGTATAACTTACAATCTGTACTACAAAAGAACGACAAAGGTTCGTGGTATGGTTGGTCTGTTACACAAAACAGAATTATGGGACAGGACGACAAATCTTTATACCTTACGGCTAAAGATTTTAGTGGTACTGCCTCTAAAGGAAACGTGCAAACAAAAGCTGATGTAGAAGAGAAAGCTAAAGATAGTACTCCGTACTAAATTTAGTTTGAAGGGGATCGCAAGATCCCCTTTACAAAGAAATTAGAATGTAATATATGGATAAATTCAAACAAATTTTCAGCGGATTAACTATAGCATATGGCCAATATCAACCCGGTGACAGAGGAGAAAATGGTAGTAAACAACAAGGTAAAGCCTTCATTGTTCGTAAAGACGTCAACGACGAGCTTTGGTCCAATCATTTGGAAGGAAGAGGTCCAGCCCTTGGAATTATCCCTATCACGGATACTAATGATTGTAGGTGGGGGTGCATTGATATTGACGAATATAACTTTGATCACGCTAGCCTCGTTAAAACTATTAGGAATTATAAATTTCCCCTCATAGTTTGTCGTAGTAAATCTGGCGGAGCTCACGTCTTTTTATTTACTAAAGAAAATATACCTGCATCATTGATGCAATCAAAATTAAAATCATTTGCAAAAGTTTTAGGTTATGAAGGTTCAGAAATATTTCCTAAACAAACAGAAATTTTAGTGGAACGTGGTGACACTGGAAACTTTTTAAACTTACCTTACCACAATCAAATGAAAGGACTACGTTATGCTATCAACGATAATGGCGCCGGTTGTACACTTGAGGAATTTTATAAGCTCTATGATGTTTACAGTTGCAGCAAAGAAGAAGTCGAAGCGATTAAAACAGAAGAGAAAAAAATAGAAGAAGCATTTCCTGGAGGACCCCCTTGCTTAAACAAGTTGGCATCTATAGGTTTTGGTGAGGGTTCCAGAAACAATGCATTATTTAATATTGCAGTTTACTATAAGCAATCACATCCAGACACATGGGAAGACGAAATTGTAAAAGCTAATTCACAATATATGGATCCTGCGTTAAGTAATAATGAAGTACAACAGTTAATTAAATCAGTAAACAGAAAAGGTTATGACAAATATAGATGTAAAGATGCACCTATCAATGCAGTATGTCAGTCTGGTTTATGTAGAACAAAAAGATTTGGTGTAGGATTTGGTGAAGAAGAAATGCCAGTCCTTGGAAGTTTAACTAAATATACATCAACACCACCACAATGGTTTTTAAATGTAGATAAAACTAGAATAGAATTAAAAACAGAACAGTTATATAGCTCACCTTTGTTTGCGTTAGCATGTTTAGATCAGGCTAATTTAGTTGTACCTGTACCTAAACCAAAAGATTGGAAACAACATTTTTTAAAACCTTTAATGCAAAACTTACAAGAAGTAGAACCATTAGAGTCATTAAATCCTACTAATGAAATTACAGGACTCTTGCAAGATTGGACCACTAATAGACAATCAGCAAGAACAATAGATGATATATTTAATAAGTTACCTTTTACAGAAGATGGGTTTACATATTTTAGAATGGAAGATTTTTATTCATTCTTAAAAAAAAATAACTGGGACATGGATAAGATTAAGACAGGTAATTTAATTAAAAGATTAGATGATATTTTTGTAGAAGAAACAAGGTTAAGAGTTAAATCACAACAACCAAGAGTAATTAAAATAAAAACTATGAAAAAATTAGAAGCAACAGTTTCTAAAATTGCTTATCAACAGGAAGATTTTTAATGTCTAAACCAAAAACTTATGACAGAGATGTAGGTAAAAATTGGCACTTAAGATTTAGATTAATAATACAAGAACTAACAGAAGAACTAGAACTAACACAAATACAGCTACAAATAGCGGAGAGGAAACTGAAGAAATATGAAGACAATAATACTAGGTCCACCAGGAACGGGAAAGACAACAACATTGTTAAACTTAGTGGACGAATTTCTCAAAGATGGGATAAGACCTAGACAAATTGGGTACTTTTCGTTTACTAAAAAAGCAGCAACAGAGGCGGCTGATCGTGCTGCAGACAAATTTGGATTAGATAAAGATAACGATCTACCTTTTTTTAGAACTCTACATTCATACGCATTTAATCAATTAGGTATGACTAAAGAGAAAATGATGAAGACAGAAGACTATAAGGAATTTGGACAGAAATGTGGCATACCTATTAAGACAGCAAAATTTTCTAATGATGATGGTACGTTTAATTCAGACAATGAATATCTTACAATAATAAATACAGCAGCTGTAAAGCGAATGGACTTATTAGAATACTATGACTCTAGAAAAAATATACTAGACATAGAAAGAAACACATTATTTTTATTAGCAGAAGAATTAAAAAGATTTAAGAAAGAAAAAAATTTAAAAGACTTTAACGATTTGATAGAAGACTTTTTATTAAAAGATACTTTAAATAAATTTGAAGTATTATTTATAGATGAAGCACAAGATTTATCTTTGTTACAGTGGGAAATGGTAAGAAAGATTTGGGCTAAAGCAAACAAAACCTACATTGCAGGTGATGATGATCAAGCAATATTTAAATGGGCCGGTGCAGATGTAGATCACTTCATAGCACTTAAAGAAGAAGTTGATGACATCAAAACTCTTGACCAATCTTATAGAATACCTGGTGGTCCTATACATGAGTTATCACAAAAAATAATTAACAAAGTACAAAATAGATTTCCGAAAGAATATAAACCTAGAGAAGAACAAGGATTATTAAGAAGATATTCTGATATAACACAAGTAGATATGAGTTCAGGTAACTGGTTAGTACTATCTTCTGCAAATTATTTTTTAGAAGATGCCAAAGATTTGTGTGAAATCCAAGGATGGTACTACCAATGTAAAGGAATAAATTCTGTACCATTAAAATTATTGTTAGCATTGAATAACTGGGAGCATTGGCGTAAAGGTGAATTATTAAATCATCTAGAAATTAAAAACATTTATGAATACTTAGGTGAAAATGTTTTAGTTGGATTCCAGAAGGGTAAAACTCTTCATTCGGATGCGAAGTATACACTAAAAGAATGTCAAGATCAACACGGGTTACTAACTTCTAACGTTTGGTTTGAATCATTTAATGGTTTAGATCCAATGACGGAAACTTACATTCGTAACATGAGGGCGAACGGTGAGATGATAAATAAAAATCCTCGTATAAAAATGTCAACTATACACGCAGCGAAAGGAGGAGAAGCCGACAACGTTTTATTATTACAGGACCTAACAGGTGCAGCACTAGAAACTTTTAGTCACGACCCGGATGAATTACATAGATTATTTTACACCGGAGCGACGAGAGCGAAGCGTGAATTGCATGTGTTAGATCCAAAAAACTTTGATCGAGCTTATATAATATGAAGAAAATACCTAAACAAAAGAAAACAAATACTCGAGAAGAAAAAGAAATAATACAAAATGCATTTATGGAATGTCGTCACTCTTTTTTAGATGATTATGATAAACATCATAAAATAATAGAGGATAATTTTCCTCTTTATGCAGTAGATAAAACTCAAGTTCCTTGTTTATTGACGATGGATATAATTACTAATTCAAAGGGTCATATGACAGAAGGAGAATTTTTATCTTATAAAGCTTATGTCCAGGACGTATTAGATGGTTGGAGACCTCCTCTTGGATTAGAAGTTATTGAAGGAGGAAAAAAATGACCAACAAAGAAATATTTAAGAAAGCAGCATACGACTCATTAGAAAAACAAGTAGGAGGAAAACACTATAAAAATATGAAGATTCAGCCTGCAGAATTTATAAACGAAAACAAGTTGCTTTTCGCAGAGGGCAACGCTATAAAGTATATATGTAGGCACTCTTTGAAGGGGGGCATACAAGATATAGATAAAGCAATACACTATCTTGAAATGGTGAAGGAAAGAGACTACGAATGAGAAGAACACAGATCCCGCTATTTGCACCCGAAACAGAATGGGTTGCACCTCACGAACTAAAAGATTTATCAGGAGCTAAAGAAGTAGCTATTGACTTAGAAACCTATGATCCTGAACTTACTACGTTAGGGTCAGGTAATGTCATAGGAAGAGGGCACATTGCAGGCGTTGCGGTGGCCGTAGAGGGCTGGTCAGGCTATTATCCGATAGGTCATGAGGGTGGTGGAAATATGGATAAAAAGCTCGTTTTAGAGTGGGTCCAAGATCTAGTAAATCAAGAAAAAACTACCTTTATATTTCACAATGCAATGTATGACGTCTGTTGGTTAAGACAGGCTGGTATAAAAATTAGAGGTAAGATTGTAGACACAATGATTGCAGCGTCTTTAATAGATGAGAATAGATTATCTTATGCATTAAATACGTTGGCTAAATTTTATGTAGGTATTGGTAAGAATGAAACATTATTAAATGAAGCAGCTAAAAGTTATTCGGTAAATCCTAAATCAGAAATGTATAAACTTCCTGCTATGTATGTAGGTGAGTATGCTGAACGTGATGCTGAAGCTACATTAAAGTTATGGCAAAGATTAATTGTTGAACTACATAACCAAGAACTTATGGATGTATTTAACTTAGAGACAAAATTATTTCCTTGTCTAGTAGACATGAGATTTAAAGGTGTAAGAGTTGATCTTGAACATGCAGACAAATTAAAGAAAAATTTAATGGAACGCGAGGCTAAAATTGTTAATAAAATCAAAGAATTAACAGGAGTTGATGTAGAAATACACGCAGCCCGAAGTATCGCAAAAGCGTTTGACAAATTAAAATTACCATACGACAGGACAGAGAAAAGTAATGAGCCTAGCTTTACTAAAAACTTTTTACAAAACCATCCGCATGAGTTAGCTAGATCAATTGCTGATGCCAGAGAGATTAACAAAGCGCATACAACTTTTATAGATTCAATTACAAAACATTCTGCTAATGGTAGAATCCATGCAGACATAAATCAAATAAGATCAGATCAAGGTGGGACCGTGACTGGTAGATTCTCTATGAGCAATCCAAACTTACAGCAGATTCCAGCGAGGCATCCGGAACTCGGACCGATGATTAGATCTATTTTTATTCCAGAAGAAAATACTAAATGGGGATCGTTTGACTACTCACAACAAGAGCCTAGAATTTTAGTGCATTATGCAAAACTACAAAAT